GACGACAGCGTTATCGTAATTCGTCAGGAACTGGTTCGTAACAGGCGACCGCTTCTGCAGGTCACGCACGCCGTCGAAGTTGAACGAGCGCTCGATGTCATCCGGTGCGGCTGCAACGACGTTCGGTGCGACACCGGTTTGACCTGAGATGACCTGCGTGCGCGCGAAGGTCGCCGGGTCTTCGTTCTCCGCGCGGCGCAGGTTGCCCGCTACGGTGTCGGTGTTCGCCTGCTGACGTTTGCGAACGCCATCGAAGTTGTATTCAGCCATTAGAATTTATCCTTGTTATCGAGGTAGAACTGCACGATCGCAGGGCTGTCAACGGTCAGCCCTTCGCTGCGCAGCAGTTCGGTAATTTCTTGCACCGCGTTAATCGGCACATCTTCAAGCCCGTACTCGGTCGACCCCATTGGGATACCAAGGAAGTTTCGCTCAACCAGGTACTTCGATGTCAGATCGCTGTACAGCGTATCGGTTTCGTCATAACTCAGTTCGCGACCGAGTTCTGCCTTGCGCGCATTGTACTCTGCCTGCAGCGTACCGTAGAACACGCGCTGCTCCTGCAGGTCGACATCGCCCTGACTGTTGCCGAAGATCTCCTTCATCGCGGCGGTGGCCTGTGCGTTACGGGTCCAGCCGATGCGGGTCTCGTTGCCGCCACCGCGGACATCTGCTATACGCTTGACCAGTTGCTGATAGTCGCTCGTTGACAGCATGGTCTGCATCTCGGTCAGTTCTTCGTTCGTGATCGACGCGAGTTCCTGATCAGATGACGTAGTGAGACCTGTCCACAGGTTCAGGTCAGTCTTCACCGGCCCCTGCTGTTCAGCCTGCAGCAGCGCAGCCTGTTGCACGCCGGTCATCTTGTTCCAGGCGTCAGGGTTCTGCGCGATGATCTGCGTCGTGGTCCAACCCTGTGCAGCCATCAGACCGACAGCCTGTTCGTAATACGCACGCTGCTGCTCGGACTGCGCGTTCTGCCGTGCGTTCAACCCGTTCATCGCTTCAGCCATCGTGCGATCACGAAGCACGGGATCGTCGATTTTCGCGATCTCGTCAAGGATCACGCTGCGTGCATCCGGACGCTCCCAATAATCTCCGACGAGGTTCTGTGCTTTAACGATTGCAAGAGTGGCGACTTCCTGTTGCTCCTGGTTTTCCTTTTTCACGCGCAGCTTTTCTTTCAACTGAAACTCATCGTTCGGGTCGAGATAACCATCGAACTTCTCTAACAGGTTCTCACCGTCCTGCACGCTGGTGTTGACCGCAGACTCGACGACGCCGCGATAGAAGCGGCCGGCATACTGATCGATCTCGTTCGTGGTCCACTCCGCACCCATGCCGCTCGACATGTCGACGATTGCCTGTTTCCCGAGCTCGAAGTCGATCGCAAGTTGCTCGGGGTTATTCCAGTCGCGCGCGGCATCGACGAAGGACATCTCCACTCGCTGCTGACTCACGGACTTCTGCCAGGCGTCGAAGTTGCGCGCGGCGAACTCCATCGTCTGCTGCTCGTCTTGCACCAATAGTGAATCGGTAGCCTTCGTGAACATCTCGCGTGCGATCGGGTCCTGAATGGAATCAGCGCGTTCACGGCGCAGCTTCTGCAACTGCTCAGTGGTGGCTTCGCGACCATCGTAAGCATCGCGCCCTTTCTTGTTGTAATACCCGGTATCGGGGTTCATCAGGACATCATTGCGTGCGCGCTGGTATTCAAGCAGGTTCTCTTCAGCACGCACGATACGCGCCTTCTCAGCGATCTGCAGGAACACGTTACCGACGCCAGCTGCAGCCTGGCCAACAACACCACCGTTACGCGGTGCCACACCGAACGAAGCGGGTGACGCAGCGCTCTGACCGGCACCGAACGTAGCTGCTGACGGATTGCTCTGCTGGATGACGCTGCCGGGTGAACTGGTTGTGCGCGCTACTTTCTGCGGGCCGTATTCAGGAACCTTGATAGTCATTACTCTGCCTCTGCTGCGAGAACTTCGCGCATCGTTTTGATTTTATCTTCTACAGTCGGCGCCGCCATAATACGCGCATACCCTTCTTCGGATACCTGACCTTGCAGCGATTGCAGCAGCTCAGTGCCGTATTGCTCCATCTGATCGCTGACAAGTTTGCCCGGTTGACCATCTTCACCCGCCATACCGATGAACGCCCCGCTACCCTGTCCTTTCTCGTCGAGCCCGGTGACATAATCCGCGGTGATCGTTTTACCGAACTCCTTCCCCGTTTCGAAAATGATTTTATCCAGGCCACGGAAGGCATCGATTACTGTAGTCGCTTCTTCTTTGTCAGTGCGGCGTGTGAAGCCGACAGGCTGCAAGCCCGAGTCGAACGGCTCGACAGTGAACTTCTCGCGATCACCGTCGTTCTGCACCGCGGGCAAGTCCTTCAGGAAGAAGCCTGAGTTGTGCGAGTAGCTGCGGCCGCCGCTGAATGCGTCGACGAGACCGCCGATTGCAGCGCCGATCAATGCACCCCATACGCCACCGTAAGTTGCGCCCATTTTCGCACCGACGACATAACCAGCGGCGCCGCCGAAGCCGGCGCCCCAATTGCTATTGACCTGACGGTTCGTGATCTCTTCGCCGAGCTTCTGACCTGCGTAGCCACCGACTACCGTAGCGCCGGCACCAAGTACAACCTGCCCCGCTGTGCTGGTGCCCCACGTCGGGCTCGACGCGCCGCCGCCAGTAGGGGCAGGAATTCCGATACCACCCGTGCCGCCCATCGTACCAGGACCAGAACCGCCGCCGAGACCCTTGAACGCGTCGATTAGCCACTTCTGCGCAACCGGCGAGCTGATCAAGTTGCCAGCCGCATCCAGATACGAAGCGTTTTCCATGTTGTCACCTTCACGTTCCATCGCTGTTGCGCTGTTATATGCAGCCGCTTTCGCGAACCCGCCTTCGGTGTCGATGATGGCTGCGGTGTTGTAGGCTGCATCATATTGCTGCTGACCCTGAATGCGTGAAAGCTCAGCCTGGCCGAGCGACTGCTTGATTTCGAAATCGTTGTCATCGAGCAGGCTGAGGTAGTTGTCACGGATACGCAGCGCATCGACTTCACCAGCGCGCGCGGTGCCGATCTGCATCGCGGCCGGCGTGCCGCGGTTGATGATGACGCCACCGGCTGCGTAACCCGCGCGCTGTGAACTGATGATCCGCGCCACTTCACTGCGCAGGTCGTTCTCTTCAGCGACACCTTTACGTGCAATCTCAGTACCTTTCTTGCGGAACTGGTCCGCGCGCATCTCGTACTGCTTCGAGTTGAACTGCCCCACGACAAGCGCATTGTCACCGAGCTTGCGGTATGCGGCCGAGTTCATGCCCGACACGATCAGCGCGTTGTCGCCGGCTTGCCGATACGATGTTGCCGTTTTATCCAGCCCGTCTGCACTCTTGTTCGCGCTGTTCAGTCCGCCGCCGACTTTCAGCAGCGTGCCGAGACCTTCAAAGAAACCTTCTGCTGTCAATGGCATGTCTGTACCTTAGCTGATGTCGCTGTCGGGAACGACGGACAATATTTCCATAGGGAGCGGCGACCGCTGTTCGATACGCACGGCGCCAGATTTGTTCCAGCCATCGGTGAGCACTTGTTCAAGTTTCCCGGTCTTCAATGCGATCGAAGCGTACCCGTCTGAATCGAACCGCGGCCCGATCTCCGACATTATCGGCGCCGTTCCTTCGTCGTTCACGGGACCAATGAATCCGCCGCGTGTCTTGACTACGTTGATCATCACCCTGGCCACCGACTTCATCTTCGCGTTGACCATCTCGCTGCCGTTGGGGTCGAGATCGAGCAACTGAATCGCAGGTGTGTACGCGAGCCCCACATGCACGATCGATGCTTCTGACGGCAGTGTGACAGAACCGCTCTCAACGACGCAGCCTGTGACTTCGTTGCCGTCAGCCAGCACAGCAACCTCTTCACCTTCAAGATGATCAAGTCCGCTAATCACGCCAGCAGGAACACCGTCGTAACTCAGACCGCTGTCGACACAGAACGCGTTCTCAGCGAGATCGGTGTAACGCTTCTCCATTCTCTCAACATAACGCACCGTGGCACCATTGACGACGCGCTTGACAATAACGTACACCGCATCACGACCGTCTTCGCTGATCGATGCGACGGACTCAAAGATGCCACCGGCACTCTCATGGCGATGCCAGCCGAACACCTCGTGCTCGCGCAGATAAGTCAGGCCGAGCAGTGTACCGTCGCTGCGGATCATCCACGCGATGCCGTAAGGCTCCTTCGCGAATGTCATTTCCTCGATCGTATACTCGGTGTCGGGTGCCTCTGCATCAAACAGGTGACGCGCAGTGATCGACAGGTCGGTACCGGTGAAGTCGCTTCTGATGTCACGCAGTCGCGCGCCCTTCTCAACAACATAGATTGCCGAGTCACCTGTCAGGGCTGGTCGACACCACGACGCGCCGTGGCGCGTGCGAGCTTTGAATCCCAACGTCGAAGGCGTTAGAACTTCGTCGACACCATCAGTCACACCGTATTCGCAACCAGCACCGAGCATGACCAGACCGTCGATGTCGAGGATGTGCCGAATCTCGTTGACTTCGTAAGCCTTGATCGTGAATTCCAGCGAGTCATCATCGCGTGGCGGCGATGAGGCGCGCAGCGAGTTATAGATGCCACTCTGCGATGCCCACACAGTCAGCGGCTCGAACTCTGTGTTTGCGAAGAACTGGCGCTGTTGGTAATAGCCCGTCGTTGCGGGCTTCATGTCAGCATCGGTGAAAGGCTCGTAATTCGCAGGGGGCGCATCCGACGTAACCGGGGCAGTGTTGTAGTCGAAGAACTGGCTAACATTCGTATCCCCAACCCAACCATACACGCCGCTGCCTTCTGACGGGTCTTTATAGACACGGTAATACACAGCACCGGGGACATCCGCCCAATCTATCTTCATACCCCAGGTGACATTTTGAGACAGTATCGTTAAGAACTCGGACGCTGATGGCAACGACTCGACATCATTGTCATCGACTGCTGTTACTACGTAAAAATATTTTTTGTTATTAGCGCCGCCGCCAGCACCTGCTGAGTTCAATGTAAGCGTACCTGGCGCTGTCACCGTCGATGCGAAGTTGATGTCGTCAAGCGACCAGTCGTCGTGGTCCTGACGCGTCAGGTACGCTGGGTCATGGCTCGGGTGCGTGAACGTCATCACGTCAGCATCTTGCGTGAAGATCAATCGTGATAACTGCGCCTCAGTGTACGGCGTGGTGAGTTCAAACAGGTCAGGTGGACTCGTGCTATCGATCACAAAGGCACCATCCTTGATGACGAACATCTTTAGATGCTCGAACACCAGGATGTAAGTCTGCTCGTTGTTGAACGAGAACGGAATCAGTCGGCCGCGTTTCGTGTGGTCAGCCAGTGGACCGATATAACGCAGGCCAGGGCGCGATGCGACACCGCCTTCGGCCTTCACGATGAAGTTGATGCACGCGGCAAGACCCGTCGCATATTGCGTCAGGTCCGCGCGTTGACGCAGTGCCGGCGATACTTCACCGCTACTGAATGCCCGCTGGATCGTTTGGACCATTGCTCAATTCCTGCAGGTGATGTATTCGCTTTCAGCGGGTTCTTTATAACCCTCGTTCGAGTTGTTGATGCTGGCGTCGGTGACATACATACCGTACATCTGCAGCGCTTCTTTCTTCAGCGCCAGCCCATCCTTGACGCCGGCAATTGGCACGGCGATGTTTGACGCGATCAAAGACGCCAGACCCATACGAAATTCCTGAGTCATGCGGTTGACGTCGGTTACTTTCGCGCGGTAGTCGATGCGTGCATTCGGTTCGTTGCACACGACGATGCGAGTGGCGCCGTTGTTCATGACCTGGTACGGCACCTTTGGCATCTGCGCGAGCTTACGTGCTAGCGGGTCATCCATACGCATCGCAACAGGGGACACGAATCCTTCGGTGTCGGTTGCCGAGGCGATGAGTTCGATGTCGGGGATCACGTTGTTGATGTGCAGGCAATCCACCGGGTACGCATACACGTAACGCCAGTTGAACACCTCTTCGTCGAGCACAGCCAGCGCGATGATGCGGCGCGCGAAATTCCACACTGTGTTCGCGAGCATGTAGTCACGGCATTGCGGATACCACAGTGCACACTGTTGCGCCTGTGGCGTCGTTTGCCCCAGGTCATTGATGCTGCCGCCTCGTACCTGCGACAGCGCCATGTTGCAAATTTCGACTTCAGACGCCACAGTGCTTTACCTCAAAGAGTTACGACATTGCTTTTCTTACCGGCGCCAGCTTTCGCAGCACCACCTGTGAAGTCAGGTGTGCCACCCGATGCAATTTTGCCTGCCAACAGTTCAGCGTTGCCATTGGCGACCTGCTCTGTCTTCTTCGTAGTGCTTGCGCGCGACTTCGCTATTGCCTTTACCGCAGCCGCGGTCGAGATCAGCGTCACGCCTTTCGTGCCGATCTTGAACGGCTCGTCGGTACTGATCACATCGCGCGCCGTGCCGGGTTCATACAGCACACCACCGTGGAAGCGCTTCTCGGTCACTCGATACGAGTATTTGGACATATCCGGTTCTCCTTGGAAAAACGGGGCCATCAGACCCCGTTTCGTTGCATGCGTTTATGGAAGGCGTTAGGCGCCAGTGAAGTTCGTCTGGTTGCCCATCGTCACACCGGCCATGATCTTGCCGAGCGTCGGGTCGGTACCCGTGACGTTGTAGCGGATACCGAGGTAACGACCGGTGAGACCTTTCGGCAGAACCGAAATGTACAACTGCTTGCCGAGCGTCAACGCGGCCAGCAGCAGCACTTCAGTGTGAACCACTGTGCTGCTCGACAAGTCGGCGTTGGCACCGGTCTCGATCGTGATGGTCAGGCTCGTGAGCGTGTTGAACGCTTCCGTGACCTGAATCAAAATCGGGATCATGGTGCCTTTACCAACATCACCGTTCAGTGCTGCAGCGGCGGCGTAAGGCGTGCCGCGTACACCGAGATCGATGACATTGGTGCTGATTGCGTCAGCGATGATTGCCTGGTCATTGCTGAACAAGCTCTGTAGATCGAAGATCATAATGCTTACCTCTTTAGGGCTCAGCCCTGTGTGGTGTTCAAGTAGCGGAGCGCGTACTGCTTAACCGCGCTCCGCGTGTTCAGTATGTTACGCGCCGACGACTGCTTCGGTGTTCAGGATCGCCTGGCATTCGCGAATAGGCATGCCGCGATACTGCAACACTTCCTTGCCTTCGATCTCGCCGTACTTCAGGCGAGTGTAGTTGTCAGCGGCACCGGCGTTCGTTGCGAGCGCGTCGAGACATTCCAGTACATCGCGGTTGCAGTAGATAACCGACTTGCCCATCGTGGCCTGGCGACCCTGGTGCTTGTAATACGCTTTGCGCAGGAAGTCATACAGCTTCACGCTGCCCGCTTGCATGTTCGACACGTCGATGTTCGCAACGCGCGTGACATAGCGCCAGTCTTTGACGGCCAGGCCGACGTGATGTTTGAACATCTCTTCCTTCACGTAGAACGGATTACCGTCGCCATCGGTGACACGCTGTTCACCTTTGTCTTCGCGCGTCACACCGACTGCAGTACCCTGGGGATGCAGCAAGTGAACAGCGTTCTCGGCCCAGGTGATCATCCAGATCGACGTGTTATCGGAGCCGGCGCCGGCCGCGCTGACGATCTGGCCGCCGTTGGCTGCGCTCGTGCTGTTGAAGCGCGGCGCGAGACCGAGGAACTTTTCGGGATCGCTTGCCGTGTTGCCATAGATGAACGTCGATGCGAACTCCTGCGACATCGACTCCAGGAACGACAGGGCTTCGGACAAACGCAGCTTGCCTTCGTCTTTCGTCAGATCGAGAAGACGCTTGTCCACCGTGCTGAGCGCTTCCAGGAAGCCGGTCGTGTCCGTGACCTGTGCGGTGCGCGATTTACTCTGCGGAATGCCCTTGTACAGCATACCCCAGGCGACAGACGGCAGACCGGTTCGAACGGTGTGCATGTGCTGCGTCTGCATGTTGCACTCGACGGTGATCGCATCCGCCAGGATTGGGTTGATCTTGGTCAGGAGTTCGATCACGTCGACGATGTTGCCATGCGCATCACTGCGCTTGTACGTGTCGAGCAGGTTTAGATAGGTGTTACCAAGTACGGCCATAATGTATTACTCCATTGCTAAGGTGATTGATTACTTCTTGTAAAGGTTTGCCGCGGCACGCTGGAACACATCACCTGCATCAGCCGCGGTGCCACCCGTGAGCTGACCTGGCGAGTCTTCTTTCAACAGCGCACCGATACGCGCGAACGTGCGAACGATCTCCGGATGCTTGCCCAAGCCATCCTTCAACAGTTCGTTGAGCGCAGGTGAACCGAACTTCGCAATGGCAATGTCTGCGGTCTGGCGCGTCTTATCGAAGTTCGCGCCGCCGAAGTCCTTGTCACTTTTCAGTTCGTTCTCCCATGCAGAAAGCTGCTCCGCGAACGCTGCAGTTTCGGCCGCCTGACCCGCCTGGACTTGCGCGGCTCGCATGTTGACCATCTCCTGCGCCTGTGCCTGCGTCAGACCAAGAGCTTTGAAGCTCGCGGTAGCAGCAGCCAGTTCAGCAGGGGCAATGGTCATACCTTGCGG